CTTCTGGAGAGGGTGCTCCCATCCTTGCATTAGGCCCTGTCCAAGATGTAACAATTTCTGCGTCTGTGCTTGGGGTTAGGGTTACAAACACTGTTGACTTAGGCACAAGTTCTTTAAAATTCAAAGACTTTTATCTAGCTGGTAATGCTTCTATTGGTGGCACACTTAGTGTCACTGGTGTAGCTACATTAACAGCACAGCCCATTCTATCTTCTTTAACAGCTTCTCAAGCCGTATTCACTGATGCCTCTAAAGGGCTAGTGAGTAATGCCATTACAGGCACTGGCAATGTTGTGATGTCAACTAGTCCAACATTAGTAACACCAGTGTTAGGAACTCCCACTTCTGTAACTCTTACCAATGCCACTGGTCTTCCTGTTTCAACAGGTATTAGTGGATTGGGAACAGGCGTTGCAACCCTCTTAGCCACCCCTTCTTCAGCTAACTTAGCTGCCGCTGTAACAGACGAAACTGGTAGTGGTTCATTAGTATTTGCCACCAGCCCAACACTTGTCACTCCAGCTTTAGGCACACCATCGTCAGCCACTTTAACTAATGCAACAGGTCTTCCAGTATCTACAGGCATTAGCGGTTTAGGTGCTGGTGTAGCCACCTTCTTAGCAACCCCCTCTTCTTCAAACTTAATTACTGCGGTGACAGATGAAACAGGATCTGGGTCTTTGGTGTTTGCCACTAGCCCAACGCTGGTTACTCCTATATTGGGAACACCAACATCAGCCACACTAACCAATGCCACTGATCTTCCTATATCCACTGGTGTCAGTGGCTTAGGCACTAGTGTAGCTACAGCCTTAGCTGTTAACGTAGGTTCTGCTGGCGCTTTTGTGGTTAATGGTGGCGCTTTAGGAACACCTTCGTCAGCCACCTTAACTAACGCCACTGGCCTACCTTTATCTACTGGCATAACAGGAACTCTTCCTGTTGCAAATGGTGGTACAGGACAAACAACTGCGTCTGCGGCTTTTAATGCTTTGTCTCCCATAACCACTACTGGTGATTTAATTCTTGGTAATGGCAGCAATAGTTCAACCCGCTTGGGCATAGGCTTAAATGGATATGTACTTACAAGTGATGGCACAACAGCAGCGTGGGCTGCATCAACAGGTGGTGTAACTTCATTTAGTGCAGGTAGTACAGGTCTTACTCCAAACACAGCTACCACAGGTGCTGTAAGTCTTGGTGGTACATTGGCTATTGCTAGTGGTGGTACAGGACAAACAACCGCAACAGCAGCGTTTGATGCACTTGCACCAAGCCAGACATCTAATTCAGGTAAGTATTTAACCACCAACGGAACTACAGCTTCGTGGGCTGCAATTGTTTCTGGTGCATCCTTAGCCAACGATACAACCACTGCCACTAACCTTTTCCCAATATTCGCAGACGCAACAACAGGAACACCAACCACTGTGTTCACGGGCAACACCAAGCTGTTGTACAAGCCAAGCACTGGTGAGTTTCAAGCGTCAGTGCCTGTTGCATTGAATGGTATTGTGGTGAACAGCCAAACAGTAGGAACAAGCTACACAATTGCGGCAGGGTATTCGGCGATGTCAGCAGGGCCAATTACCTTGAGTGGCGGTGTGGTTGTCACAGTTACATCTGGCTCACGTTGGGTCGTTCAATAAGGAAAAATCATGGCAAGCATAGTAATTAACGGCGATACAAGTGGTGCAGTAACCATCTCCGCACCAGCGGTAGCGGGTACAACTACGCTTACTTTGCCAGCAACGACTGGCACGATACTGCAATCAGGCACAACAGTAACAGAAGCCCAAGGCGGTACAGGTACAACCACTGGTTACTATGGCTTCAAGAACCGCATCATCAATGGTGCAATGGTGATTGACCAAAGGAATGCGGCGGCGGCGGTGACAATCAACAGCGCAACCCAAACATACACAGTAGACAGATGGAGGGCGGTTGGGCAGGCGACTGATGGCGTGTTTACTGTCCAGCAAAGCACTACTGCTCCAACAGGCTTTGTCAATTCGTTGCTTGTTACAGTAACAACCGCAGATGCATCTATTGGTTCAACGCAAGTATACACTTTTGCACAATCAATAGAAGGCTTAAACGTCTCTGATCTAGCTTGGGGCACAGCAAGCGCCCAAACCGTAACTGTTTCTTTTTGGGTTCGATCAAGTTTGACCGGAACATTTAGCGGCGCACTCAAAAACTCAGATGGAAGCAGGGCATACCCGTTTACCTTCACGATTTCTTCCGCAAACACTTACGAGCAAAAAAGTGTGACCATTTCCGGTGACACCACCGGAACGTGGCTTACCACTACTGGCATTGGAATAACTTTAACTTTTAACGTTGGCTCTGGCTCTAGTCGCCTTGGAACTGCTGGTGCATGGGCGGCGGCAAACCTTGATGGCGCAACAGGTTCAACATCGTTAATCGCCACCTCTGGCGCAACCTTCTACATCACAGGCGTACAGTTTGAAAAAGGCTCAATAGCGACTAGCTTTGATTACAGACCTTATGGGACTGAGGAGGCTTTGTGTCAAAGGTATCACTATAGACTAACTTCCCCTGCAAATAGCACACCAATTGCAGAGGGTCACAATATATCAACAACGGCAGGACGTTATTTTATTAATTTTCCTGTGACTATGCGAACTAGACCAACTGCACTTAACTCAAGCGGAACAGCCTCTGATTGGGAAATATATCAAGCCGCACTAACTACTTGTTCTGTTGCCCCAGCTTTTTCAGCGGCTTCTGTATGGGGTTCTCAAATTACTGCAACTGTTGCTTCTGGACTTACTGCTGGACAAGGGTCAACCCTTTACTTTAGAGCAACAGCTACTTGGCTTGAATGGAGTGCTGAACTATGATTTATAAAATGCTTCCGCTGACCGCAGGGCCAGAACAAATTTATGCCAGAATTGACGATGATGGTTTATGTCGTCTAACTTGCACAGCAGACTATCCAGAGTTTCAAGCGTGGCTTGCAGAGGGCAATACACCAGAGCCAGCAGAGGAGAATACATAATGGCTGTAACAATCAATGCCAGCACCAGTGCTGGTTTAGTCCAAACTGCTGACACCAGCGGCGTGTTGGCGCTTCAAACTGCGGGAACTACGGCAGTATCTGTTTCATCAGGGCAAGTTGTCACACTGACAAACGCACTTCCAGCGGCTTCAGGTGGTACAGGATTGACTTCGCCCGGCGCAAACAACAACGTACTTACTTCCGACGGCACTTCATGGGTGTCATCTGCTCCTGCTGGTGGCGGCTTCTCCAACATGGTTGTGTTGACATCAACCAATGCTTCATATTCAATTCCAGCTACCAAAATTAAAGTAACGCTTGTTGCTGGTGGTGGCGGGTCTGGTTCGACACGAAATAGTAATGATAGCGATGGTATTTCTGGAGGCGGCGGTGGTGCGGGTGCGGCAGTTCAAGTGTTTTCTGGTTTAACAATTGGTAATACATTAAACATAACTGTTGGTGCTGGTGGAATTGCTGGGGCGGCTGGTGCCGCTAATTCCGGTGGCACTGGTGGAACAAGTAGTGTTGCTTCAGGTACTCAATCTATTACAACTGTTTCTGCCACAGGTGGTGCGGGATCAGCGGCTGCTGATGGGGCGATTGGGGCTGGCGGTTCTGGTGGTATTGGTTCAGGGGGGCTTTTAAATATAAAAGGCTCTGTTGGATTTCAAGGTGTCTTTGCCAGCAATGGCCCGTTTAATTTTTCAATAGGCGGGAATAGTTTTTTGGGCGGGAATGCGCCAACCTCTACTGCGGGAAGTCAATTCGGTGGAGGCGCTGGGGGTGTAAACACTTCTAGTGGCTCTTTTATTGCGGGTAGAGCCGGTGCGGCTGGTGTTGTGATTGTGGAGTATTAACATGAAAAAAGCATTAATTTGTCCAAATGAACCTGTTAATTTCTTTGACGGAAAAACAGGATACCGTATTGCACAAACAGAACCATCAGAAAACATTTTTGGTGTAGCTGAACCCTTGTATTGGCTGGATTGTGCTGACAAAGTAATGGCTGATTTTTGGTATTTTGATCCTGCTGATGCAGTCATCAAAGCCGTGCCTTTACCGCCGCCATCAGCAAATAAAGGAGAACAACAATGAGTTTAATTCTTTCAGGCACAGACGGCCTATCCGATGTTGATGGTTCTGCCGCAACCCCTGCTATCAGGGGAACAGATGCAAACACAGGTATCTTCTTCCCTGCCGCTGACACCATTGCTTTCTCTGAAGGTGGTGTTGAGGCTATGCGTATCGACTCCAGCGGTAACTTGCTGGTAAATACAACAACAGCACAAACTGGCGCAAAGCTATCAGTTACAGGTGGTATATCAGGAACTATTACCTCTGGCACTGCTGTTGCCTCTACATCAGGGACAAGCATTGATTTCACAAGTTTGCCAAGTTGGATTAAACGAATTACGGTGATGTTTAATGAGGTTAGCGGAAGTGGAACTTCATTTAGATTGATTCAACTTGGAACTGGTTCAACAACTTACACAACATCTGGATATTTAGCTACTACTAGTGTTATTGCGACAACCGTGAATACGACTAGCTCAACTGCTGGCTTTATTATGTATCAAGATAATGCGGCATATGTGTTTTCTGGTCATATGACATTTACAAATGTAAGTGGGAATATATGGATTAGCTCCCATATTGGGAAAGTAGCAACTACTATTACAGCATTAGGTGGTGGAAGTGTTACCCTTGGATCAGTATTAACTGGCGTTCGCATAACCACAGTAAATGGTACTGACACTTTTGACGCAGGCAGTATCAACATTCTTTATGAAGGATAAAAAATGACACACAGAACAGTAGTTAATTGCGAAACAGGCGTAGTCACTCAAGTTGAGTACACCGCTGAAGAACAAGCAGTGCATGATGCGGCAACAGTTGCATGGAATGCTGAACAATCTTTAATACAAGTACAGCCAACAATGCAAGATTTAATTATTCAGCAACAAGCCCTCATCACTCAACTGCAAGCCGATGTAGCGGCATTGAAAGGTACACCATGAGTGAGAAACTTATATCTGAAACAGAAGCTAGGTTGATGACACACGAAGAAGTGTGTGCTCAGCGATATTCAGCCATTCAGAAGTCTTTTGAAGAAGGCGATAAACGCATGAATAAGATTGAATATCTTTTGTATGCTGTAATGGTGGCTGTGCTATTTGGCCCCGGTGTTGCTGCTGAGTTTTTAAAGAAACTTATAGGAGTTTAAAATTGATCCAATCAGCCTTTGTCTACTTGCAGCAGGTCTTGTCAAGAATATACAAGCTGGGTGTGAACTCTATAAACAAGCCAAAGAATCTTTTATTGAAATTAAGAACACTGCTGATGAGGTTGTCGCCATTGGTAAAGAGATGCATGGTTTTTGGCAACAGCTTCTTAGTTTCTTTGGTAGCAAGCCTAAGCCACAAATTAAAAAACCTGTGGCTAAATCTAAGAAAGCTGAGTATGTTGCTGTTAATGAAACTCAAGTTAAAGTTGACATCGTCAAAAGTTTAACAGAGTTTTTTAAACTTCAAGAACAACTAGCTGCACACATAAGAGAAGAAGAGGACAAGTCTAGAAACGTATACGACCCTGATCAAAACTATATGGAGGCTGCTCTTAAGCGAGTGATGGCACAGCAGCAAATGGCTGAATTAGAAATAACCATTAGAGAAACAATGGTGTATCACAGCCCTCCAGAGATGGGTGCTTTATATAGTTCTGTATTTGAAATGAGAGAAGTAATTCAAGAGGAACAAGAACAAGCTAGACTTAAACAAGAGGCTCAAGAGAGATATAAAAAATGGCAACAGCAGGAGGAAAAAAGAGACTTCCAGCAAAAGTCAGCATACCTCGTAGCGTCTCTAATCCTTATAGCATACCTCTGGATGTGGCTTCTATTCGTAAGCAAACTGGCGAGGACATAATGGGATGGATAGCAGCTTGTATATTAATAGCGTTGTTACTTCCACTATTAGGTTTTTTATACCTTGATGTTTTAGAAGTGAAACATGAATCAAAAGTACAGATTGAGAAAGTTGAAAAACTAAGAAGACAAATTGAACAGAAAGAAAGGAAACAAAAAAATGAATAAGCAATTAGAGAAAGATTCTACGTACAACGCTTTTGACACTGATCACGATGGTGTCATCACTGACGCTGAGCTGGCTAAGTCAGAACGTATGTTGATGATTGAGAATATGGACAAAATGCAAGATCAGCAACGCATCATGGCGTGGGCTGCTTTAGTGCTTCCTCCTGTCGTCATAACCTATCTTGCTTCTGCTTTTGTATCTCTAGAGAAAGTGAATGCTTTGAATGGATTAGCTACAACCTATTGTGCTGCTATGGGAACCATTGTTGTAGCATTCATGGCTGCTCAAGCTTATGTCAGGGGAAAAACCACTGATGCGTAATTTGTTATTGGGCGTAGCTTTACTTGTTCTTGTCTTTGGTGGGGGCTATTGGAAAGGCGGCTACGACAAGGGAGTAGAGACAGCTTTAGAAGTGGTTGAAGCTAACGATAGAGCACGAAACACTGAAGCACAACTAACCACCGTAGCAACTACATATGCTGAAACATTAAGAAAAAATGAACAAAATGCCCAAAAGAAAATTACTGATCTCCGTCTTGCTGTTAGCTCTGGTGAACGCAAGCTGTTCATTCCTGTCACCACCCAAGCCACCAACTGTAGTCTACAACCCACCACAGATGCCACCCCTACCAGCGGAAGTGACACAGGAGAAACACGTGCCGAACTTGACAGAAAAGTTGCTGAATCTCTTATCGCTATAACAGCAGAGGGAGATACAGCAATACGTAAATTAAATGTTTGTATAAACCAATATAACGAAATTAAGGAAAAACTAAATGACCCAACTATCCGCTAACTTCTCCTTACATGAGCTTAGTAAGAGTGACACAGCCCTAAGGCTGGACTTAGACAACACTCCTACACCTGAAGCAGAGGCTTCTTTAAAAATCCTTTGTGAGAAAGTGTTGCAACCAATTAGAGACCATTATAAAAAAGGTGTAAAGGTGAACTCTGCCTATCGCTCTCCAGAGAGCAATGCAGCGGTGAATGGATCGAAGACCAGTGACCATTGCAAGGGCCAAGCAGCCGATATAGAAATACCCGGTGTAGCTAATGCTGAGTTGGCTCAATGGATTATGGACAATTTAGAATATACACAGCTCATCCTTGAATTCTACACTCCCGGTATTCCTGACAGCGGATGGGTTCATGTTTCCTACGACCCTAAAAATCTTAAGAAACAAGAGTTGACAGCAACTAAACAAAATGGTAAGACGGTATATTTGAATGGTCTTATTGCTTAACGGATGATATAATGTCTTTTAAAAATATAAATATAATAGGAAGAGAATATGAAGTTTTCTTCTTAGATGAGTTAAAAGACCTTGTAGGAAATTGTGACAATGATAATTTGAAGATAAATATAAAGAACGGACAACCTCCTTTACTAGAGACAGACACTGTCTTACACGAAGTGGTGCATGCAATAGATGTTGCAATGCAACTTAATATGAGTGAAAGACAAGTGTATTGTGTAACGACAGGGTTGATAGCAACATTAAAAGATAATCAACAGTTTTTAGAATATTTGTATAAGGCATTAAAGAAATGAAAGAAAATTTCACAGCAACACAAAAAGAAGTTGTAGCTAGGAAGATGGGCTACAACGGGCCTATGCATATGTTTGATGAGTTCTTGATGTCAACACCAGCAGAAGCAAAGAAATATTCTTTGATATCTTCTAAGGTGGCAGAGAAGATGGCAAAGGGTGGCGATGTCACTGGCTATGCAAAGGGTGGTCAAGTGGTGGCTAATAAAATGAAAGCCTCTCAAATTATTACAGAGCATGCAAAGAAGTATGGTCTTGATCCGAGGCTTGAACTTTCTGCCATTCAACAACTAGGAGAGCTTGGTGACTTGGTGTTGCTCCAAGAAAATAATACAGTGGTGATATTAAGAAAGTTACAGCCATACATTGTTGAGTTTTATTCTTATTCTTCAGACTCTCCTGAAAAATTGGCTGTATCAATGTTGTCTTTAATGAATAAGATAAGGGATGGAGAAGTGAAGGCTATGTATGGGTTTTTTAAAGAGGGTGGGTCTAGTGTTGTCACCTTACTTAAAAAGATAGGCGTTGATGTAACAGCTTCAGATGTTCCTCTTTATGATTGGAAGGCTTTAGTATGAGACACAACAATTCTTATCATCTCTTAGGTATTCCAACGCTTCCTGAAGATGCTTTTAAACATATTGGCGATAGAAAGATTAAGCCACAGGGTCTTTGGGATGCTGTTAATTGGGCTACCGGGGGTGGGGCTAACAAAGTTAGCGACAAAGTTAAAGAAGAAGTTAAACAAGTTGGTGATTGGGCAGCAGGTGAGCTTAAACAAGCTGGTGATTGGATTGACGGTAAAGTAAAAGAATACATACCCGGTGGTTGGACAACTGTCATTGCTGTTGCTGCTATATATACAGGATATTATTACACTGCTGGGCCGGGATCAGCCGCTGCTGCTGCTGAAGCTAGTGCTGCTGCTGCTGGTAGTGGTGCTGCTGGTACAAGCGCTGCTGCTGCTTCTAGTCCATATGCTATGCAAGCAGCAGGGGCATATTCAGGTGTGGCTCCTGCCTCTCTGGCTTCAACCAGTGCAGTGACAGGTGGTAGTATGCTTGGTGTAGAAACAATGTCTCTACCTCCAGCTCCCTCCAGTGCCTATTCTCTTAGCTCTGGATCATCTTCTAGTTTAGGACTGCAAGCCTCAGCGGGTGAGGGTTTAAGCTTAGCGGCTCCTTCTTCTTCTGCTGTCACCTCTAGTGCAGCTACAGGTGCTGGCGGTATGGGTGCGGGTGCAGGTCTTTCTTACGGTACTACAACCCCCGGTATAGCTTCAATGGGAGGTGCTCAAGGACTTACCACTGCTGCTGCTGGTGGTGGAACAGTGAGTCAGCTTGGTGTCTTTGGTGCTCCTCCGGGGCTTTATGATGTTCCTTCTCCTTCTTTAACTGACGCATACACAGCTAAAGAAGCAATGACCAAAGATAAAGAAGAAGACAAACCAAAAGAAGAAGAAGATAAACCCACAGAAGAAGATCCTCTTGATCTAACAGCAGCTTTTGCTGCTTTAGGTACAATGTTAGCGTCTAGAGATGCCTCTAGTAGAGGACAAAGAAGTTTTGCAGAAGGGGGTGCTGTAGAACCAGCAAAGCCAACAGCAACTTCAGGAACTGCCACAACTACAGCAGTTACCTCTGGGATGACAGCCGCTGCTGATAAAGCAGGAACCACTCAACAAGCTGTCCCAACTACGGACGCAGTAGCAGAAGGTGTGGCTGCTCCAGCAGGAGTGACAGAAGAGAAGATGGTGGCAGATGCTGCACAAACAAAACTTGCTGAAAGCCTCACTGGTGTAAAGGCAGAACAAGGCACTGTATCTGAGAAAGCTCTAGCTGAAGCTGCCACTGTTGTTCCCACTGAAACAGCAGTGGGTAAAGAACAAGCTGCTCAAGGAACAACGACACTTGTTAAAGATGTAGCAGATAGAACACTACAGACAGGTGAGCTTGTTAGTGGGTCTGCTGTAGATCAAACAGCAGTTGAAGCTGCTCTAGCTAAAACACAAGCTGCTCAAGGCATTGTTTCAGAAGAGATGACTACACAAGGTCAGCTTAATAAATTGTTGACAAACTTTGATGCTGGTAATCCACCTCCGTGGGCTGCTGCTTCTATGCGTGGTGTAACAGCACAGCTTGCAGCCAGAGGACTTGGTGCTAGTAGCATAGCAGGACAAGCCATTGTTCAAGCAACACTAGAAGCTGCTCTTCCTATTGCTGCTGCTGATGCTAAAGTGTTTGAACAAATGGGTTTACAGAACTTGTCTAATAGACAGCAAACAGCAATGGTGTTGGGAGAACAAAGAGCTAAGTTCTTAGGACAAGAGTTTGATCAAAACTTCCAAAGTAAAGTGTTGAATGCTGCACGTATTGCAGACATTGCTGATAAAAACTTCACTGCTGATGTAACCATTGCTTTAGAGAACGCACGTTTAACAAGCACAATGGATTTACAGAACTTGTCAAATAGACAAGCACTGGTGTTAGCTAAGACAGCACAGATTGCTAACTTAGAAACAACCAACCTAAACAATAGGCAGCAAGTGGCTGTAGAGAATGCTAAAGCTTTCTTAACTTTGGATGTAAAAAACTTAGACAATAGACAACAAACAACTTTGTTTAAAGCTAAGGAAGTTGCTGACTCCATCATCTCAGACACTGCTGCTGCTAATGCAGCAAAAGCAACTAATGCAGCCAATGCTTTAGAAGCTGATAAAATAAATGCTCAGCTTGCTCTTTCTGCTTCTCAATATAGTGCAGCAGAAAGAAACAAAGTGGCTATGTTTAATAAGTCTTCTGCTGATGAGCTTTTAAAGTTTAATGCTCAGGAGGCAAATGATAGAGCAGAGTTTAATGCAAACTTAAGTACACAAATTAATATAGCAAATGCCAAAGTGTTGGCAGACATTTCTACAGCAAACACAAGAGAAGTGAATGCTATGGCTGCCGTTAATGCCAAAAATGCTACAGAGTTGTCTGCTTCGACTTACGCTCAGCTTTCTCAAACCTATCGTGATAAGATTGAACAAGCTTGGAAAACTACTGATAATGATTTGATGAGAGCAAACGAAATTGCTAAGACAACACTCACTGTTAATGCAACAAAGTATGCTGCTGATTCAGAAGCTGATAGTGCTTTCTATGCTGCTATGGGGTCGTTGTCTGTGGCACTATTAACCACAGGTGGAACGGCTGGAAAAACTGGCTTAGATAGTTTGTATGACTTATATAAAAAGATTGCTGGATAAGTAAACCATGAAACACTTTAAATCTTATATGAAGAAAATAGAAGCACTCATCTCTTCTAATACACCATCCTCTACCCCTAAAAGAAAAGGTGTAGGCTTTGCTGCTGCTAAAGAAAAACCTACAGAAGAAACAAAGAAAGAAGAGATGAATGTAAAAACCATTGCAGACATTGTTCAAGGAATAAGAGAAGCTAGGGAAGGGTTTTTAAATGAAAAAAAGTAAACTAACACCAACAGATGTCATCACTCCTGTAGCTCCGGGTATCTCTTGGACTGCTCCTGAAAAGAGCAGACCTTGGCAACAACCTCCACAGCTTACGAACATCTCTGACGTAGCTCAACGCTATTTAGATATGTTTTCTAATCCAGACACCACAGTGTATACATTGGATGCTTTAGAAACACAAGTGCCTTTGGCTGTCATTGCTGAGTCTATTATGCTTAACAATGTTTCTGAAGGACTACACACACTGGATGCTGGTATTCTTGTTATGCCTGTCATTATAGAAATACTTATCTCTATTAGTGCATCACAGAAAATTGAATACACTGTTTATCCTGATGATGTAGAAAGACAAACGGTTGTTCCTACACGTGTTGCTAGAATGGCTGTACAAAAAGCTATGGAAAAAGTAGAGGCAACGGCAGAAGAAGTGGAGACAGCCAAGCCTGTCGGTTTGATGGCTCGTAAACAGAAAGAGATGGTGTAATATGGCTTCAGCTTTAACTGCTTTTCTAGGAGGTGCAGCGACACAAGCCACTTCTATGATTAAAACAGAGGAGAAGAATGCTAAGGAGCTTGCTGCTGCTCAGGCTTCTACTATGTTAAAGACATATATGGAAGTGGATAAACAGTCTAAAGAACTGTCTAATAAAATGGCAGCAGATGTGGAATTCATGAAAGCTTACTATCCAGCAGCATCGGATGATGACTTAGTAGAAGCTGCCAAAAATCCAGAAGCTATGGCTGTGTTTAAAAAGAGAGCACAGGAAGCAGACTTTGATCCTTCAATAATTAAGTTCACTGACTTTGTCACTGTGGCTTCTAAGAATACAGGTAAAGATTTTAAGACTCAGATTAATGAGTTGTATGACATTAAGAAAGCACAAGCTGTTCCAGTAAAAGCAGCAGAGAATTTGTCGTGGGTTCAACGGCTTACAGCAGGTGCTGGAGAAGCAGAACTCAATCGTATTGTTTCTCCTTTAGGTGTCACACCAGACCAGCTTAGAGCAGCCATGACATACAAACCTTCTGTCACCTCTACAGCTAAATTTAATTTGGGTGCTTTGTCTCAGAAAACATTTGATGCTGAGTATGACAAAGTTAAACTTGACGTTGTTAAGGCTCAACAGCTTCCTGACGGTAAGGACAAAGACGCTGCTTTAAAAGCATCCACTCAAAAACTAGCACAATTCACTTTGGTTAAATCGTTAGGAAATACAGAAGCCTTGACCAATGAGAAGATACTTTCTAATATGGTTACTGAGATACAAGAGCTTTCCCCAGATAGTCCTGAGCGTAAAGCTTTAGAGAAAAAGCTAGTAGAAAGAAAAGCTTTAATGAAGACAGGCACTAATGAAATAAGTGAGAATGATATTAGAACTGATCTAACCACTCGCATCATTGCTGCTAAGAAGGCTAATAATATGTCTGAAGCAAAATCACTAACTGCTGAGTTGGAGCAACGTAAAAAGCTGCTTGATAAAGAAGAAACAAATGTAGAGAAAATCACCGCTACAAACTTGCAGGTAGCAGCCTCTAGAGCTATTGTTGCTGCTCTCACTACACATGTTCCTGCTGGTGATTTTACTATCACTACCAACCCAGATGGTAGCCAAACGACTAGCATTAAATCCCTGACTAAAACAACAGACTATGATAAAGGCGTGAACGCAGGAAGACAAGCTGTCTTAACTGAATACACTACAAATGGTGTACCAAAATCTGAAGCACACAAAATTGCCTTACTTTCTATTGGTATTGTTTTTGATAGCAAGGGTATAGCAAGGCTTCCAGCAAATCCAAGAGTAGGTGCTGCTGCCCCTGCCCCTGCCCCTGCTGCTGCCCCTGCTCCTGCTGCTGCTCCTGCTGCTGCCCCTGCTGCTGCTCCTGCTGCTGCCCCTGCTGCTGCTCCTGCTGCACCACCAGCAGCGCCCCCGCAGAAGCTACCTACACCTGCGGAGTTTGCTGCTAAGTGGGCCACTCTTAAGCCGGGGCAAACAATAATAGGCCCTGATGGTAAGCCTTACACTAAAGGTAAGAAATAAACATGGCATGGACTCCTCCTTCTGATGCTGTAGAAGCCACTGTTGCTCCCTCCACTGGTGGATGGAAGCCTCCTGCTGACGCTGTGACAAGTAGCTGGACACCTCCTGCTGATGTTGTTACAGCAGAGGCTGCTGCTCCTACTCCTAAACCATCTGTTCTAGACATTGCTAAACAAAGCAGTGCTCAAGCCAAAGCTAGTAATTTAGAAAGAGCTAAAAAGATTGAAGAGGGTCAGTTCTCTTTTAAAGAGTTGTCTGAAAAGCCTGACATATTTAAAGCCATCAATGACTATGCTGTCGCTAGGTTTGGTAAAGAAGGAACTATGCTTCCTAATGAAACCAAAGATGATTATGTTAAGCGGTGGGCTAGCCACATGCGTATGCTTTCTTTTGGTAATCTTATTTCAGGCACACAAGAGATACAGTATTTAAACAACGCTAGTAGAGAAGACCTGTTGAAAGCTAAGAAAGCTTATGACATCTTTGACAACACTGCCAGCTACTTCAGTGCTAAAGGACAGAAAGGATTTACCCCTGTTCTTGATGGATTGGGAAGTGTTATTAGTGATCCTACCACAGCCATCTCTTTAGGTTTTGGTACTATAGCTAAGAATGTCTTTGCTAAAGAAGCTGCTACAAAAGGAATTAGAGCAGCACTAACTAGCAGACTTGGTGCAACTGCTGCCCTCACTGTCCCCACTGTGGAAGGCACTGGTGCTGCTTTAGGTAATGTACAAGAACAACGTAGAAAACTTGTAACACAAGACGCTGCTAATAAAGACACAAGAGCTAAAGTTGAACAGGCTAAGCAAGTGGTGGCACAGCTTCCACCAGAACAACAACAAGAAATATCTGATCAGATTAAAGAAGTTGAAACCAATCTAGCAGCAGAAGAAAAGAAAGTTGCTGAAGGCATCAACCTCACTGAGGTAAGCACTGCTGGCACTATCGGTGCAGTGGCAGGTACAGTAGAAACTACTGGCTTGTTAACAGCCGCTAGGCTTGCTAAAGGCAAGACACCAGTGAATGAGCTTGATGCTATATTGGCACAGCGACAACAAGTTGCAAGAGGCCCTATAGAGCCACAGATGGATGTGTCTGTGCCTCCTCCTCCAAAGGTTGAGATAACTCCTAAAGCGGCAACAGAGATACAGCTTGAAGATGCCTATGACATCTTTGAAGGAAGGAAGCTTCTGGACAAGGAAGGTGATCCTACAGCTATTGCTGAGATGCAGATAAGAAATGATGTGAACAAGAAGGCTGCACAGATTGCTAGCAACATTTGGTCACAGGTTCCTGAGCTTGCTCCTAAAGGTGAGCAAAAGATTAGTGATGCTGTCAAGAATGTTTTCATGAACATTGAGAATATTGATGATGTTGTTCTTCGTGATGCTTTAGCTAATGCTGGAGTCACACCAGAAGAGTTTGCTCGTATGAATAGAACAACAGCAGGGGATGCTGGTCGTACTCTACAAGCCTATTCTGTTCTTGCTCGTTTACAAAACAAACTTAAGAACATTGATCCTGCTGCTGCTAAAGAAGTGGACTTGATGTATGGTAAGCGCAATACACTAACATCTGCATTCACTGGTCTGTATGACTTGTCTCTGCGTTTAGACAGAGAGCTTAAGGCTTTGATGGTGTCACAGGTAGCCACTACCATTCGTAACGGCTTCTCTGGCCTCACTGTTATTACCTTTGGCACAGCTTCTGAAGCCATTGAGTCTTCTCTCTATCGCATGGGTAAGACAGCTTATGAACTTGGTAGTGGTAAGCCACTAACTGGTAGCTTCACTGGTGGTATCAAAGGTGTCTATGATGATGCTGTTAGAACAGCTTTCTATTTAGGCCAGAACAACTTGTCTTCTGATGTAGCAGAAAGACTCCTTGCTGGTTCTCCTACATTGCGTGGTCGTATCTTACGTACAGTTGGTGAGAATGAAGCAAGTGAATTATCTAAAGTTGCACAAGTGGCTAACACACTGAACGTAGCTCAGGATGCTTTCTTTAGGAAGGCCATCTTTACAGCCTCTGTTGAAAAACAACTTAGTAGAGTTGGTATTGACATGTATGATATTATGTCACAAGGAAAGAATATTCCTTTTGATGTGCTGAAGAATGCAACAGATGAAGCTTTGACAGCTACGTTTAGTAAGATGCCTACACAAGGTGTTTTGTTTCATGGCGTTAAGCTTATCGAAGCATTAGGGCCTGTTGGCTCCACTGCCATTCCTTTCCCTCGCTTCATGGCTAATGCTATGACATGGACATACAAGCATAGTCCTATGGGTATCTTCTCTGGTGCTTCTGACATAGCCAAAGGCTCTTCTATGTTGAGAGCAGGTAATGAAGAAGGTCAAAGATATTTGATGCAAGGTTTGGAGAACACATCTAAAGGTGCTGTAGGCACTGCTGCCATCTATGCTGCCTATAAATACAGACAAGAAAACCAAGACACCGCTTGGTACGATGTAAAGAATCCTGACGGTAGTACAGTGGATGCTAGAGCTTTGTTCCCTATTGCTCCCTTCTTGGCTATGGGAGACTACTTAGTTAAGTTTGAAAAAGCTAGAACTGATGAGTTTAAAACCAAAGAATTCTTAGAAGCTATGACAGGCTTTAAAGCCCCTGCTGGAACCACTGCTTGGCTTGGTGATAAGTTTGCTGAATCTTTGTCTAATATGCAGACAGGTGAAGGCAGTGCAGACACAAAGGTTGCCACCTTCTTTGGTGAATGGGCAGGTCAATATTTAGGTAGAGCGTTGATTCCTGTTCAACAGATTAGTGACTTGATTGGTGCTATTGATAGAGACGAAAATTTACCAAGAGATGCCTATCAAATCCCTGCTGGTGAAGAAGGGTTTGTTTCTTCTGCATCTGCACAGCTACAAAAGAAAGTGCCTATTCTTAAACAAGAACTCCCTGTGTTTCAACCAGCTACAAGAACAGAAGCAGCGTTTAATGACTCAGGCCCTTTGAAGATATTCACTGGTATCACCATCAAAGGAAAGCCACAGCCATTAGAAGAAGAGATAAGCAAGTTAAAAATTCCTTTCAATAAAATCTTCACCTCCACTGGAGACAAAATTGTAGATGCCAATGCACGTAAGGTGATGGCTCCTTTGGTTGTAGATACATTCACAAGCTTGGAGAGTACAGATTTTTATAGACAGGCTAGTCCTGACGTAAAGAAAATTGCTTTACAAAACTTACTTGCTTGGTCACAGAAGAATGCTAAGGAGATAGCTTCTCAAACAGCTATGGCAGAAGCCTTTAATAAGGGAGAGCAAGCACGTTTGTTTTCTGTGCAATATAGCAGACTTGCTCCTGAAGTTAAGAGAGCTACAGCAGAGTTTTATAAACAGAACACAGGTAAAGACTTAGCAGAAACTAAGGACTACATGGCTGCTCTTGCTATTGCTGCTGCTATTAAGAAGCAACCTGAGTTTGCGGCTGGTGGTATGGCTGCACAGATGGCTAGCACTCTCATTGGTAAGGGTGCTGCTAAGGTGGTTAAGAAGTCTATCACTGAGTCTGCTGACGATCTGCTTAAGAAGGTGACAGACATGGCTACCAAAGCAGGGGTAGATGTGCCTCCTGCTGTTACACAAACAGAAAGTTTGTTGAAGAAGAAAGCAACTCCTGTTGTTGCTCCAAAGAAAGAAGCCATTGTTCCTGCTGAGCCACAAATAACTACCCCTGCTCCTACTGTTACTCAGGCTGAAGAAGTAAGCTTTGTAGATGAGATAAATAAATATACCCCAGATCAATTAAATCAAGCTGAGTCTTTGTTAAAGACTAGCATGGGATCGCAATATCAATTAGACAAATATAAAGCTGACTTCCCTGACGACTACCAAAAGAGTTTCTTAACTAAGCTGCAAGAGATTGCTCCTGAAGGTAAGACCACACCTCCAACACCAGTGGACTTGTCCATTGCTAGTCCTGATCTTGTGTTCACACCAATTAATGACTTAGAAAAAAGAGCCTTGTCTAGAGCATCAGACCTTAATAAGCTTCCTATGGCAAGTGGTGATACATTCAAAAGAAAAGAAATATTACAGAACATCAAAGAAATTAGACAGAACACTTTTCCTGTTTTAGTTGACAACCTTGATGAGCTTTCTTTTACTAAAGGAATTAAACCTTTGGATGAAGAGGTTGTTGCTGTTGCACAAGGTGAATATAGAGCAATAAAAGGAAGAGAAGTAGAGGCAGATGACACTGCTTCTTTAGAAGACTTTGCTTCCTTTGCTTCTAAATATCAAGACAAGCTTGACGCTTTGCGTGTGAAGTATAAGGACACACCTCCTGTTATTCTTTATCACGGTAGCAGGACAGAACGAACCCCTGAGAAACTTGCTAGAGGTTTCTACAATCCACAGACAAATAAGAAGTCTCACTTTGAATTGAATGTCGGAGCCATCTCCTTTACCAAAGATCCTAACTTAAATTATTTTATTGAAAAGTTTGGCGGTAAAGAAGCTAAGAATGTTTCTCAAGTTGAAATACCATATGCTGAGTATGAGTTCAGAAGAGTGAACATGCCGTTGGATGCTTACAATAAGCAGGACATAAACTACCTAGCAAGAGCAATCACTGGTAGTCCTGATGTAGCTAGGCCATTAAGCCTACCTAGATCACAACTTTTTAAAGAAACAGAAGATGCTTTTGTTGAAGCAGATAAACTTACAGTGACACAAGACGTAGCTGGTGTTAGTGAAAAGTATGGAAAGATAAGTGCTAGAGAAACAAAGATAAATGATGCATTAACTAGACTTAATGATTTTAATTATAGCCCTAATAAAGGACTAGCTAGCAAGACTGCTCCTAATGCCTATCAAGCATACAAGGATATTCGCACTGTGTTTAATGAGCTTGCTAAGGCATCAGAAGTAACTTCCACTAAGACAGGGTATGGTCAGAATTATTACTCTGCTTTAGAAAACCACAGAGAGGCGCTTACCACAAGCATTGATAAGCTGTTAAATGTTTATGTAAACAAAATGAGTGATGAAGCTTTTAATGCTAGCCCTAAACCTGCTATGTTATTAGATCTTAAGAAAGCTTTAATTAGAACAGAGAATATAACATACTCAGCAGCAGAACAAAAGAAAGCTATTGAAACCATCAGAGACATTACACCTAAGCTTAACAAAGGTGGTGCTTTAGGTTTGAAAAGAAATAATGCAGAAGAGGGACTAGCACCCTTTCGGCATGGTGGTGAGGGAGCTAAAGGTAAGGGATACTTTGGTGCTCTTCCCACTACCGATGGTAGAGTGTCTACAGAAATTTCTTCTGGGTTTGAATATAAAGGAAAGAATGTAGAGCATCCCCTCATTGTACCTACATTAAACAAAGCTGAGCTTGATCATTTGTTGTCTGGTAAAGAACCAACAGAAGCCATCTACTCAAAGGCACAAGCATTTGCAAAGAAAAGAATAGATGAAGGTAAGAATCCGTTTGCTGCTCCTACAGAGCTACGTTATCCTGTGCCTGATCAAAAGGGACTAGCATCTAGGAAGTAATAAAGGTTGTTGATGTCTGGGCTTGATTCCAGATTGCTACACACTGCCAGTAGTTGCGGTTGGTTGATCGTCACCAGAGCCAACTCCACTTTCCTATCCGTACCTTCGCAGTGCGCTCTCAAGGTAATTAGCCTCAACCGCATCGAATGTTTCTGCACCGTACCTAGCGTTTCCTTCAACGCCGCACCAACAAATGTATGGACTGTTGTGGTTGCGATCCACACAGAGCATCGGGATTAAGGGCTGGAAATAGGTTGGTAGCTACAACAGAGCCTATCTTGCCTACACCCACTGACCGACTTCATCCTGCCAATCCACACACTTCTTAAGCGGCTTCTTTAAGCTTTCTTAAATTATCAAAATAACCCCTATCAAATCCTCTCTGCCATTCCTTTCCTTGAACGGTGTGAGGATTGTATTGGTTACTCAACCATCCATTTTTAAATGCAAAATAGCCCTGTTCAAATTGAATACGCAGCGGTGCTGTGCGTTCCACTTTAACTATGTTCATAGCTTTTCCTTTAGCTGAGATATTTTTAAGTTCCAACAATCTGACTTTACCACATATCCATTCGTAGGGTCAACATCCCCCTTCTTCATAAACACAGCGTCTTTAAAGTATTGATGTTTTTCATACACACCTAGATACCAACCAACAGAGAAGTCATTCTTCACTCGACAGAAAGCATAGTAGTCACAGTCTTGTTTAATATTAAAATTAGCAATGCTGCAATCATATGTTTCCAAAGGAACATAACCTGTCTGCTTTGTCTTAGCATCAATCTTTGTGCCATCCTCTAAGATTAAGTCGTAGTCATAGGTGTTAGAAAGAGTTCCTCCTAACACCTGTTGAGCAATAGCTTCACCAATGAAGCCAGCCATATTACCAGCCCCTCTGATGATGCTATTGTAAAGCTGCCCCATCTCAGCAGCTTTATCTCTCGCTTCCACTAACATAGTGGGAGTGATGACTACTTCTATCATCGAACAGGACAAGCACCAGAGGCACAGTCGTCATCAAGGCCAATGTTAGCTTCATCAATGGAAGCGATGAGGCGTGTACTAGCTACCAATTCGTTGTACTGGTCTTCACTGATTTCTTCCAACGGTGCTTGATGAAAGCCGTGCTCTGAGTGCAGCAAGAAAGACAAGCTCTTGTGATTGTTCTTGTAATGCTTCTTCAAATACTTACGTATCTCAGGCAGTTCTTCTTTGCGATAGTAGACAGTGCAGGACACACTATTATCACTCCACACTTCCTGCAACCACTTCACTGTCTCCAGTTGTTGGATGGCTGTCACATCCTTAGCCAACACAGCATGCTCAGGATGACGGAAAGGGAAAGACACAACCATTGTTGAGTGGTCAGTGCTACCATCGAAGTTGCGTTGAGGCTCTACAGGGTAGCCATGATCACGACACACCTGCACCAATGAATGATTGGATGCAATGCGAATACGTCTAATCATGAAACGAGCATAGGCAGGGTGGCAACCACTGGTAACACCGGGCAACAAAGACAATGTACCAGATGGCTTCACTGTAGTGATCTTCACAGATTTATTGAAGCCATGCTTTTGGCTATAGAAGCCATCAAAGTTACGCAGCTTCTTGTATGCCATATCAAGCCAGCTTTTCTGTTCTTCAGTGGCTTGTAGCACACCAGTGATGCCAATACCCATACGCATATTCGCATGAACAATGGCTTCTGTTTGTGGCAGATGGCAAGGCAAAGCAAGACTGTGTTTGTTAATACGATAGAGCAGTGTAGCTACATCGTTAAACTCTT